CCTCCCGAAGCGGGTGACCAGCGCGATCCAGGCGGCCGACGAGGTCTACGTCAGCGCCGTGACGGCGTGGGAGATCGCGCACCCGACCGCTCGGTCGGCGGACACTCCGCGCGGCGGTCGTCACTTCTTCTACGCCTATTCCGGCCCTACTCGGAACTCAGTTGGTAAAGTCGCTTCCGGTGTGGACATCCGAGGAGACGGCGGCTACGTCGTCGCTCCTCCGTCTACCAGACGGGACGGACGCGCCTACGTGTGGCGCACGCAAGGCGCGATGGCCCCTCTTCTCATTCAGTCGCCGGAACGATCGCCGATCAGTTCTGAGCACTGGCTCGATGGACTGCTTCGAGGCGTGTCCAGCGGGGAGCGCAACGATGCCTGTGCGCGTCTCGCTGGGTACTTTCTCGGGCGTCACGTCCCGTCTGACGTGGTGGAGGGGCAACTTCTGGCGTGGAACAGACTTAACTCTCCGCCTCTGCCGGAGGAGGAGATCAGACGTACCGTCCAGTCCGTGGCACAGGCCTCTCGTTCTACTGGAGTGGGAGAGGAGCACGGCCCGTACGACCTGATCGCGTTGCCCGAGTATCTCAGCAAATACGGTGCTACACCGCTCTCATGGCTCGTGAAGGACTGGTTGCCCGAGCAGACCGTGGGCATGGTAGTGGCGCCCCCCGGAAGCTACAAGACATGGCTCTTACAAGACTTAGCCGTTTCGATAGCATCCGGCTTGCCATTTCTTGGACAATTTCCGGTCGAGCGTGCCGGTCCTGTGCTCTTTATGCAGCAGGAGGACTGGCATGGACAGACAGCGCACCGGTTCTCGCTTATCGTCGCGCGTCGAGCTGACCTTTCCTTGCCCACGATGTCCGAGACCGGCGTGATCGAAGTGGACTGCCCTCCTGCTCTACCTATCTATCTACATGAGCACCGGGGGTTTCGGTTCGATGACAAGGATGTGGTGCGTGCGTGGATTGCCGCTATTCGGCGCTTGCGTCCTCTCTTGGTCGTGCTCGATCCTCTTTACTCAGCAGGATCGGTGGAGGACTTCATGGCCGGAACGGCACGTGACATGTTTCTCTTCAAATCCATTCGTGACACTTACGGCACGGCGTTTCTGATTGCGCACCATACCCGCAAAAGCAGCAAAGAGAAATTTCCAGTACGGGGTGATCAGGCGCCGGAGCGAGAGGACGTGTGGGGGAGTCAGTTTCTCAACGCGTGGATGGAAACTGGCTGGCAGATCAGACGACGAGAGGAGATTGGTACGGCGTCCATCGCGCGCCATTTCAAAGTCCAGAGTGACGCGATGCGCGCCATTCTAGGATTCCATATAGACACGACCGTGCGCCCCGGTAAGTATGAAGTCAGCGTACAGGAGATCAAGCCCGGAGAGAGGGAGGCGGGGGCCGATCTCGTCGCGCTGTTGGAGAGGTACGGTCCGCTCTCGGTCGCGCAGTTGGTGGAGAAAGCCGGTCTGCACCGCACAACCGTCCATCGGCGACTCGACAACCTTATGAAGGCATCTGTGATTCGTCGAGACGGAATCAGATACACAGTCAATCAAAATTTGGAGGCAGGATCATGAAGATCGGAGAGCTTACCATTTCTCGTACGCAGATTCTCGATTATCTCAACTGCGGATATCGCTGGGATTTGTCCTATCGGCGCGGCATCACGTCCGTGCGCGTGCGAGAGGCGGTAGACCTTGGTTCTGCCGTTCATCGCGCCATCAAGAGCGCAATTCGGACATACGTCGAGACGCGCGTGGCGCGACCGAGTCTCTACACAATTGCGGCCAAAGAAGGCGTACGGAAATGGGCGCTGGAGGAGACGAAGACGCGAGGTGCTCTCATCACAGACGAGATCAAGACGCAGATCAAGACGCTTCGCGATGAAGCCGTGACCATCGCCGTTCGAGCGCTCGAGCACTTTGATCTGGCGGCGTGGGAGGTTGCGCGCTGGCAGAACAAACCACTCTTCGAGCGTGAGCTGATCGCGCCTCTGCTGCCATGGAGAGGATATCGGGTGATCCCCGATCTGGTGGCGCGAGAAAAGGCGGCTCCCAAGTCAGCGGGATGGTGGCTCGTTGACTGGAAGACGCGCGGCTCCTTCGAGTCGGACGATGCAGAGGAGATCAACCTTCAGTTCGCGACGATTCAATACGTCATGCGCGCTCTCGGCATCCCTCTCAATATCGAGGGATCGATCCTCTGGCAGATCAGGTCACTGGCGCCCAAGTGGCCCGCACAAAATAAAGACGGTTCGATGTCGCGAGCGCTGATTGCCACGGATTGGGAGACATATAAGAGTGCGCTCATCGCGGCTCGACTTGATCCGAGGGATTACAAGACTGAGATGCAGCCCAAGCTGGCGCAGATCGAATGGTTCCGCACCATTCGTCAGCATCGATCCGACGCGGAGTGCGCAGCCGTGTGGCGTGAGATCGTCGTTCCAGCCGCCGATCGAATGGCGCGTGATCCGCAGGTTATTCGTCGGTGGGTACACCAGCCGTTTGGTTGTAGCGGATGTTGGGCGCGTCAGTTTTGTCTCACGGAGCTGAGAGACGAGGACACGGAGTTTCTGTTGGAGACCGACTATTTAGATACCCGTCGCCCACGTAAGCGCCGTAAGATGGATACACAATTCGACATGGTATGAGCCGATGACCAAAGAGCAGACGATGTATCGCGTGGTTCCGGAGAGTCCGAAGATGAGCGCCCTCATCTATTCAGAGCCGGGGGCGGGCAAGACGACCCTGAGCTCGACCGCGCAGGATCATGAGGCACTCACACCCGTATTGTTCGCCAACATCGAAGGGGGCATGCTCTCTATCGCACACCGGCGCGACATTCATGCCGTGGATATTCTCAGCACGGAAGAGTTGCGGCAGCTCTACTACGACCTTAAGCATGGGGAGGGGCCGTACGGAGATGTGCGAACGTTGGTAATTGACAACGTCACAGAGCTGCAGACGCGCAACCTTGACGAGATCGTACAGCTCGAGGTCAAGGCCGGAAGACAGACGGACGAGGACGACATCTGGCAGGAGAACTACGGCACCAGTACTGTACAGCTTCTCCGTCTCTTTCGGTGGTTCAAGGACTTGGAAATCAACTTGATTCTGACGGCGCACGCCAAGTTCGTCTATCCGCCTACTGGCAAGAGTCGGAACGCGGCCGCGCAACTCACAGCGGAACCGCTCGCGGTGTTGCCTATGCTCACGCAGAAGCTCTGCAAGAGTCTGATGGGTATGGTCAACTTCGTCTGGTTTCTGCAATACGATGCGGAAGCAGATGAACGGCGCATGCTGACGCGTCCAGACGGCATCATTCAGGCCAAGACACGCGGACCCAAATTTGCTAAAGCGCTTGGGTCGGTTGTGGTGAACCCCACGCTTCCGGCGCTGTATGATATGTTGGTGAAAGCTGAGTCCGGCAAACCGGACAGAGACACCAAGAGGAGGAAGAAGTAAATGTCACCAAGAGATGCGGCTTTCAGTAAGCCGGAGAGAGGGGATGATGAATTCGAGTTTCAGCTGCCGGATACGGTCAGCGGCAGAGGTCGAATTCCAAAGGGGCCGTATATGGGCCGCCTTGTTGGGATAAAGGCGGAGATTTCATCAAACAACAACCCGATGTGGGTCTGGTCGTTCGTCATTACTAAGGGGCCGTACGCCGGACGCGACTTCAACTTGTGGACAGTCCTGACGGACGACGCGGCCTGGAAGATCATCGAGACGATGAAGGCGCTCGGTGAGGACGCAGAGCCGGGAGACAAGATTCGAGTCAACAAGAAAAAGCTCATCGGCACCTTCTGTCAGATGAACATTATTGACGACGTGTTCAACGGCTCGGATACGTCGAAGCTCGGGGGTATCGGGGCACATCCGAACGGCGCCGGATACAGAGGTGGCCTCGCCAAGAAGGACGAGGGGGAAGATGAGGATGAAACTGTCCCCTTCGACCGCTCCGGTGGCGGTGACGACGATGACGACGAAGTTCCTCCTCCTCCTCGGACGCGGCGTGGTCGTGGCCGGGCGGCGCCGTCACTAGGTGCGAAGAAGGGACGACGGTAGATGACAGTAGCTGCGGAATGGTGCCTGCGTGTGGAACTAGACTCCCCGGTTGAACGCCCACGTACTTGGTTCGAGTCCAAGGCAGCTACTTATGCTGGTCACTGAGCAAAACGTAAACTCTATGCTTCGGCTTTTGTCTAAACCGAAGCGTTTGGCGGTGGACACGGAAACCACCGATCTGTACACTTGGCACGGAGCGCGCATATGCGGCATAGCCGTGGGCATACCCCCGGCTAGCCTCCGCCGATGCTTCTACTTTCCCTTCCGACATGAATCGGGCGACAATCTATCCAAGACGCGACTTCGCCAGTTGATAGGTGTTCTCTCTCGGCGTGATCTCATCATGACGGGGTGGAACTTCAATAAGTTCGATGTGCATATGCTTCTAGCGGAGAGCATGCGCGAGCCCGAGTATGCCGAGGATGTGATGCTCATGTTGCACCTGCTCAACGAGAATGAGCGTTTCATGGGCGGATCCTATGAACTGAAAACGGCTGCAACTCGATACGTGGATCCGGCAGCCCGAGAGACGCAACTGGCCATGAAAATGAGGATGGCAGACCTCGGATTTCAGAGTCACGAACTATGGAAATTATCACCGAAAGAGGTGGCTCCATACGCCTGTGCTGACGTTTACTATACAGAGCGGTTACGCGAACGGATGATTGGGCCGCTACGCGAATGGAGACTCGATACTATTTGGCACGAAGTGAATCGATACGCACTCATTTCTCGAAGATTCGAAGAGCGCGGCCTCTTACTGGACGTGCCGCTCATGAGACGATACGCTAAAGAGGCGGAGAAACAGGTAGGACGGTACGAACGTCTCATTCGTAAGATGGCAGGGTATAACATTAACTTGAACAGTAACAAACAACTACAAAATTGGCTTGGCGTCTTTAGTACAGCCAAAGACGCTCTGGGGCGGATGAAAGGAAAAGCTCCTAAGGCGCTGATCACATACCGTCAATGGTTCCGAGTGCTCAGCGCTTATTACCGCGCTTACAAAGAGCGGATGGACGAGCACCATGTCTTGCACCCGAACATCAAGTTACACGGCACCATCAGTGGACGTCTGTCGGCCGAGGACCCAAACCTGCAGGCCGTCCCTCGGTATACCGAAGTGTATAAGGTGAAGGACATCTTTATCGCGCGACCACACCACCTTCTCATTTCAGCAGACTACAGCCAGATGGAACTCAGACTTGGCGCACACTACGCTCGCGATGAGTTCTTGATCGGTGCCTTTCGAACTGGAAAGAACGTGCATGCCATGACGGCGAAGGACTTCGCCGACTTGGGCGTGACATACGACTCCGCCAAGCGGATAAACTTTGCTGTGCAATACGGTACTGGAGCGTCGTCGCTGGCGGAGGAGATCGGGTGTACGTTGGAGCGGGCACAGCAGTTCTTGGATCGGATGCACAAGCTACATCCGAACTACCGGCCCCTTTATCGGCAGATTGAGCGGCATGCGCGAAAGCACGGTTACATTCGCCTGTGGACTGGCCGAGTGCGGAGATTCAATCAGCCAAATCCGGAGATGTGGTTTCACAAAGCGCTGTCCAATCTCATTCAAGGTGGTGTGGCAGAGGTCATGCGCACGGCTATCCTCAGACTACACGAAGCGCTGCACTCTAGCGTGTACATGCTGTTGCAGGTGCATGACCAGCTCTTGATCGAGACACCGGCAATTCGATTGAAAGAGACGATAAAGACTGTACGATCGGAGATGACGCGGGATTTTCCGTTCTCTGTGCCGTTTGTGGTGGACATCAAAACAGGCAAACGTTGGGGAACCTTGCGGGAAAGAAAATGAAAAATGAACACGTACTACTTGGGGGCAGAGGAATTAATTCAGATCGCATTGTACGCGATTTTTATCCGACTCCGCGCTGGGGGACGCTTGCTCTACTAGATTTTATCGAGTTGCGTGACGTTGTATGGGAACCAGCATGCGGCGATGGAGCAATGGCGCGCGTGCTGGGAGAGAATCATCGCACAGTGGCAACCGATATTATGCCGCGCAAACGATACGGTACTAAAGCCGATTTTCTGACGGCTCCACTTCCAAGAAGAGTAAAAAGTATCATCACAAATCCGCCATTTTACTTGGGACGTGAATTTATCGCACGCATCCTGTACCACCGTCCGAGAATTGAGCTAGCCGCGCTACTGCTTAGGTTTACGGTTCTCGCTGGAAATATGGCGTGGGTCAATACGATACGACAATCACACCCGACCAAGATCATCGCGTTACAACACCGATTACCGTACCGGAAGAACGGTGTTTGGGTCCCCGGAGTATTCTCACACGTTTGGATTGTTTGGACTAGAGACATTTTCGAAGTACCAACTTTTCATTGGTCAACGCGGAGAGGAGAGGAATGAAAGACATTCTGGCCGTCATCGGGGCGCAGTACGGCTCCGAGGGTAAGGGCAACATCGTGGCACACGTGGCTAAGGACTATGACACGCATGTACGCGTGGGGGGTCCGAATGCCGGACACTCTTTTTATCGCAAAGGGCGGCTCTGGAAGATGCAGACGATTCCCTGCGGGTGGGTGAATCCGCTGGCCACGCTGATATTAGGGCGGGGTGCGCTCATCTCTGTTGAGCAGTTGGCGAAGGAATGGGCCGACATCGTATCGGTGGATTCCAGCATCACTGAACGCTTGAAGATTGACCGGCTGGCCGGTATCGTGTTGGAAGATCACCGCAGAGAGGCGGGCGGCGTACACGGGGAGGCGCACAAGCGGTACGGCTCCACGGGAGAGGGTGTCGGCGTGGCACGTATCGCCCGCATCGAGCGCAGACTGGAGCGCTTTTATCGCGCGGGCGACTTGCCCCTGAACTTAGTACCGCCTCAGTTTCGTTCTGTCTGGCCGAGATTGCTGGTGGACAACACCCCCGACATCATTCAGAATAGCGATGGCAACGTCCTGCTGGAGGGGACGCAGGGATCGGCGCTGTCGCTCATTCACGGGCCGTGGCCCTACGTAACGAATCACGACACTAACGCTGCACAGCTCGCGGCTGATTGTGGTCTGCCACCACGGCTGGTGAACAGATGTCTTCTCGTCATGCGGACGCTACCCATTCGGGTAGCTGGAAACAGCGGCCCGATGGCCGAAGAGTTGACATGGGAAGACGTGAGTGCGCGTGTGGGACGTCCGGTGACGGAACAGACTACCGTCACTAAAAAAACTCGTCGTGTGGCGGAATGGGATGAGGCGCTGATAGAGCAAGCGGTGTTGCTCAACGCTCCAACCTCCGTGGCCATCAATTTTCTCGACTACATCGCTCCGGAGGACGAGGGAAAGACGGCGGCTTCTGATCTGTCCAGAAAGTCGTGGTCGTTCATTGAGTATGTGGTGGCAAAAAAGAAATAAACTCTTTGTCGTTATCGTAATTTCCGCCATTACCGGAGCCTTTTCTACATACTATCTTACACGCGCCGGTAGTGAATCGGCAGTTTTTTTACTCGACCCGGATGTAGTTTATACTGCGAACGCAATTTCGTACATTTCCTCTGGCCTAATTCATTACGTAGATCATCCCGGTACACCGACTATCCGCCTCCTTGCTTTTTTCCTCTGGCCTTTACGGATTTACCTTAAATTATTCGCTCAAACAACCTTCGTCACTTGGTCATTCATTCACTACAGTTTTGTCCTGGTCTACCTTAGGCTTTTTCAAAGCGTATTGCTATCAACTGCTGTCTTTATTTATGTTTATTCGGTTTTAAAAATAACCAAGTCATTAATTAGCGCAATTTTTACATGGCTGGCCATCATCGTCTACAGTCCAGTTCTTTATTTCGGATCAGCTATCGTTCCGGAAACAACTTCCTTCTTTATCATCTCTGCATTTTTCTTTCTTTTTGCTTACTATCGGCAAAACAAGCCCCTGTTTTTAATGTTATTACTTCCCCTCATATCTGGAATTCTTATCGGCAATAAGTTTACCAACTTGTTTCTCGTCGCTTTCTCGTGCAGCTTGCCATTGTTAAACGTCAAGTACTCATTTCCCAAACGAGCGTTTCTTACGCTTATATCATCATTTTTGGCGCTGTGCGGCTTCCTCATTGCAACCTGGCCGATTCATAACCAGTATTTTGCGTTATTCAGTTGGTCGTTAAGACTAGCTTCTTTCTCCGAAATTCATGGAGGAGGAAAAAACACCTTTTTTGATATGCCCCTATACCTTGATTCAATCAAAACCTTAATAAACAGGGAATTTGCAGCTGGGTACATTATCACTTTCGGAGTAATTTCCGCTATTTTTGTTTCCGCACTTAAACGTAAACTTGTTCCCGAATTTGTTTCACTATTATTCTCAGGCATTGCGGGTACTCTACTATTCTCTAAATATCCGCTCAGCCATTACCAACTGGCAAACTATCTCATGATCATATTTTCAATCTCTTATTATTTTTCGTATTTACCTCGAATTGTCAAAGTATTACCGGTTTCTCTCCTTTTGGCATTGGCTGTAACCAGTTTTATTCAGTACGGTTCCTCACTTAATCGTACTCTTTCATGGGCGAAAAATCTTAGTAGTTACGTAATGCAAAACCCTCCTCAAAAAGCCGATATGTGGCAAATTGGAGAAGCTGTTGATTTCGCCCGCCTCTGGAGTCGGGTCTGGGCAGGGGGATTATTTACCAATGAATTAGCCAAGCGGCCTGACCTCATTGATTACAGTCTTATAGAAGAGCAGAATCTATTTAAAGAATGTTGGGATAGATTTTATACTCGAACCACACTTGCCCAGCAATTCATTGCCCGTTTTCCCGATCGTCAGTTTAAATACATTCCCATACCCAACACCAACGGATCCGCCTCAATAGAATCCGACCACTGTCTTACCAAACCTTAAACTTTAAAAAACCAAAC